GGGAGGTAATCCCATGGAAATAGGTGATAAAGGGTACTTAATCGAAGTTGGCATGAAAGGTAGGGATGATAAGTGGCTCAAGCCTCCGCTCTACGAACTCATTGAGATCCAGAAAGGTTTCAATGTGACCCACTATGTTTTCCGCTCCGTAGAAGGCGGGTACAAGCGCACAATGATGGATAAGGATTTCAGCTTGGGCGAGTGGGCTTTTTGCGATACGCCTGAACCTATCTCACGCTCGGAACAGCCGCGGCTGCGGGCGAGGATTGGGGATATCTCAATACATTGTTGTTTAAATAAATTTAACAAAGGGGGCTTTGTGGGATGACTGACTGGTACGTCTGGTTTTTGCTGATAATTGCCTTGATTATTTTCGCCCTGACGGAGTACGCCGTTCGGCGGGATCGGAGGGAGTTTAATGAATGGAAGGAGAAAAATAATCTGCCTTGGTAAAATCGCACTTTTAACAACCGCACTTATCTCAGGCGCAATCTACGCATATTCGCAAAATCACACAAATTACACCGAAACATGCGAAATAATCACACTTTCGGCAGAACCTTCAAATTACTTAGAGGTGAACTGGATTCGCAAGTATAACCCTTCGTTGTCTGAAGCAGATGCAAATGACCTCTATAGGCACATTGAGCGCACCATTCAACGTTACCACAACGACCCCGCGTATCAAAAAGGCGTTACGAAACAGATCACGCCACGGCTATTCCTAAGTCTGATATTAAGAGAGTCGGGATTTCGCTGGTCAGCTATCTCAGACCACGGTGCAATAGGGCTGTGTCAGGTGATGCCGTTGCACATTCCAAGCCTCCAGCATTTGGGGATTGAAAGTTATGAAGATCTTCTGGAGGCAGAAAAGAACATTGAAGCGGGAGTGCATATCTTAATGGGCTATGCGAGGAGAGCCGACAGCGTTCTTAAGGCATTGAGTTTTTACAATGCCGGTCCGTCTCGGTGGAAGGCGGGGAGAGGGTATGCAAGGGCAGTTTTGAAATTATATAAGGAGATGGAGGGGTAACCATGTCATCCGTCCTAATCGCCATGGTCTGCGACGCAGACCTGTGCGCTCAGTATAAGAAGGTTCAGGAGCTTCGGGAGCTGCTGACGGTGGGGGATTGCGAGAGGTTGAGTAACTATTTTGAAGGAGGAAATTAAATGGCAGTAAACCTAAGGAACACAAACGATGTATCAATTAGCGGTGTAAAGCTCCTTGTCTACGGAGCGGCAGGAGCGGGGAAGACATACCTTATTAAGACGCTCCCTGATCCAATTATCCTGTCGGCTGAGGCTGGGTTATTGTCGATCAGAGGGACTGATCTGCCGTACTTCGCCATTGAGTCAATGGCTGACTTAAACGAGGTTTATTCCTGGCTGATAAGTTCTGACGAGGCAAAGAAGTATAAATCAGTTGCCCTTGACTCCATCAGCGAGATAGCGGAGGTGGTGCTGTCTGCCGAGAAAAAAACAGCGAAGGACCCACGTCAGGCTTACGGCGAAATGGCCGACCAGATGGCGGACCTTGTGAGGGCTTTCAGGGACCTACCCGGTAAGCACGTCTATTTTTCAGCGAAGGTCGAAAAGGCACAAGATGAGATGGGGCGCATTCTTTATTCTCCATCAATGCCCGGCAATAAGTTTGCACAGCAAATGCCCTATTTTTTTGACGAGGTACTTGCTCTCCGCATGGAGAAAGTATCAGACGGCGACATCCAACGAGCTTTAATGTGTGAATCAGACGGCATTTGGACAGCGAAAGACCGCTCCGGCCAGCTATCCCCATGGGAAGAGCCTGACCTTGGGGCAATTATCAGGAAGATAGGAGGAACAGAATGAACCTATACGAGCAGTGGATGGAAGCAAAAGCAGCAGAAACAGAAATGACGGCGAGAAGGAGGGCAATAGAAGAAGAAATAGCAAAGAGCCTTGAGGTCCCGGAGGACTGGGAAGGCTCATACACAATGAAAGATGGCGGCTTCAAAATCAACGTCAAGCGGACGTTTACACGCAAAGTTGACGATAAGAGGCTGACCGCCCTAGCGAATGAGTTTGGTTTACAGGAATACCTTTCAACGCTTTTCAGATGGAAACCTGAGATCAACCTGAAGGCATGGAAGGATGCGGAACCTTCAGTCACAGAAAAACTGGCACAGGCAGTTACAACAACGCCCGGCAGGGTGTCATTCAAAATTGAAGAGGAGGAAATTTAATAATGGCATTTTTGGGACAGAGTTACACAGTGAAGGATATTCCGGAGCAGGATGGGTTTGAGCCGGTCCCGGCAGGATGGTACAACGCAAGGATCACTGAGGCTGAGGTGAAAAGCACTAAGGCTGGCACGGGGACTTATCTTAAGGTTCGTTATGACATTACCGGACCCACTCACCAGGGCAGGGTAATTTATGGCAATATCAACCTGTCAAATCCGAATCAGCAAGCGGAGCAGATAGGCATTCAGCAACTCGGCAGTCTGGCAAGAGCGATAGGGCTTGAGGTAATTTCCGACTCCGACCAGCTTATTAATCGTGATGTGCAGATCAAACTGTCGATCAAAAAGGACACGTCAGGTCAGTACAATGACTCCAACGATGTTAAGGGTTTTAAGGCGATTGACGGAACGATGCCTTCGATGCCGACATCATCAGCCCCGACAGGTAAGACCGCCACTCCGCCCTGGGCTGGAAAGAAATGAAGATCCCCGAGCCTAATATATCTATCGCTAATCTGATAGATAAGAAGGCAGAAGAAGGACAGGAAGCTCCTAGACCTCATCTGGGGGCTTCCCTACTGGGGCATCCATGCGATCGTTATCTCTGGCTCATGTTCAGATGGGCTGTTATTGAGAAATTCGATGGTCGGATGCTCCGGCTCTTTCAGCGCGGTCAGCGTGAAGAGGCTGTTATTATAAATCTTCTGCGCTCTATCGGTATAGAGGTAGAGGAACGAGCGGAGCAGATGCGGGTTGATTTCGGGGCACACGTGTCAGGGAGCCTTGACGGGATCATTCTCGGCGGAGTTCCTGAGGCTCCGACAAAGAAACATGTTTTGGAATGTAAAACACATTCCCTTAAATCTTTTAATGATCTTACTTCTAAAGGTGTTAAAGAATCAAAACCTATGCATTGGTCGCAATGTCAAGTTTACATGAACGGCTCAAAAATCGACAGAACTCTATATGTCGGTGTTTGTAAAGACAACGACCACATCTACACGGAGCGGGTCAGATATGACGAGGCGGCAGCAATAAAACTTATCAATCGAGGGTATAAGATTACCACTTCTGATCGGATCCCTGAGCCGCTGTCTGCTGACCCTTCGTGGTATCAATGCAAGTTCTGCCCATGTTACGACTTCTGTTTCAATACCCATATAACTAAAGAGATAAACTGTCGTACCTGTGCGCTGTCAACGGCACGTGTCAACAGCACGTGGACATGTATGAGGTACGGAGAGGCTGAGATACCTGTTGAAGCACAGCGGACAGGCTGTGAGGGCCATGTGCTGCATCCTGATCTTGTGCCGTGGAAGGTATCAAATTCAGATGAAGATTTCACAGCGGTCTATGAGGTTGAGGGAAAAATAATTAAGAATGGTGCGCCTGACAGTCAGGTTTATAGTTCAAAAGAACTCCTTGACGGCACATGGAAGACGGAGGACTTAACTTTTAATTTCGGGAGGTGAGACATTGGAGTTAAGGGAATATCAACAAAGAAGCATTAACCAACTTTATGACTGGTTCCTTCACCACAACGGCAATCCATGTCTCAACCTTCCGACAGGCTCAGGAAAATCAATAATCATCGCCTCTCTTTGCCAAGACGCTTTAACCAACTGGCCCGACACTAAAATAATCCTTCTGACTCACGTTAAGGAACTCATCGAACAGGACACCAGACAGATCCTTAATGTCTGGCCTGATGCGCCTGTTGGTGTTTACTCCGCATCTGTGGGAGTTAAAAAGTTGGGCCATCCCATTACAGTGGCGGGGATCCAGTCAATAAGACACAAGGCTAAGAATGTCGGACACATTGACCTGTGTATTGTCGATGAGGCGCACCTTATAAGCCATAAGGCAGAAGGGAGCTATAGAAAGTTTATAGGTGATTTAAAAGAAATCAATCCTAATCTCCGCGTGATTGGTCTGACCGCCACGCCATACCGTTTGGGGCATGGACTTATCACAGATAAGCCGGCTATTTTTGACGACATTTTAGAGCCGACATCGATCGAGGAGCTTTTAGCGCATGGTTATTTATCACCGCTCCGTTCAAAACGTCCTGATAATCTGCTGTCAACTGATGGCGTGGCAAAGCGGGGCGGTGAATTTATCGAAGCGGAGCTACAAAGGGCGGTTAACAAAAAGGATCAGAATTTACGGGTCGCCTGTGAAATTATCAAATATGCCGAGGACCGCAAGGCATGGCTCATCTTCTGCACAGGAGTCAAACACGCCCATGCGATGGCTGAACTGCTTCAGAGTCTTGATATCCCGACTGCCTGTATTACAGGAGAAACACCAAAGAATGAGAGAGAGGCGATAATAGATAATTTTAAATCGGGCAGTTTAAGAGCAATTACAAACGCCAATGTTCTTACTACCGGCTTTAATTATCCCGATATTGACCTGATTGCGATGTGCCGACCAACATTGTCACCGGGGCTGTATGTTCAGATGGCAGGGCGAGGCATGAGAGTCAAGAGCCACACGGACCATTGTCTTGTGCTTGACTTCGCCGGAAATGTCCGGACGCACGGGCCGATAACGGCGGTCAGACCGCCTAACAGGAAGGGACAGGGACACGGAGAAGCGCCAGTTAAGGTATGTGAGAACTGTCAAGAGTTCGTCACGCTGTCAACAAGGGTATGTCCTGCCTGTGGTTGGGAGTTCCCCGCACCGGAGGTTAAGCCTCTCCGTCTCCATAACGATGACATTATGGGTAACGGCAAGACAATGCGGGTCAAGAGCTGGCTGTGGCGGGTCTATACGTCTAACTCAGGCAAGGAGATGGTGACGATAACTTATTTCTCCGCTGACAACCTGGCTGAAATGGTGACAGAGTACCTCTGTCTGCTCCATGGCGGGTATGCGCAGTACAAAGCACAACGGCTTTTACATGGTATTGCCAAACGAGCGGGGGCAGTCATTGATAACCCATACGACCTTGAAGGTATTGTTAGCACGATGAACACTGTCCCTGCTCCTACTGAGATAACTAAAGAGCGTGACGGTAAGTATTACCGGGTGACAGCGAGGGTGTGGAATCATGTCGCTTGATATCATCCCTACCGAACACGAGGAGCAGAAGAACTTCGTTCAATGGTTCAGGCGGAAGTATCCCGAGGTGAGGATCTTCGCCATCCCGAACGGCGGCGCACGTAACCCCGCTACAGCATGTAGGTTAAAGGTGGAAGGGGTATTAAGGGGGGTTCCTGATCTGTTTATCCCTGAGTGGCGTTTGTGGATCGAGATGAAGCGGATTAAAGGAGGTGTTTTGTCTCCGGAGCAAAAAGACTGGATCAGTTATTTAGAACAGCACAACTATAAATGCATAGTCGGTTACGGCTGTGAAGGCGCAATCAGGGAGGTGGAGGAATGGCGAAAGGAGACATCGGCAATGCGCTAGGCGGTCCGTTCAGAGTCCCTGCCCCGGAGTCCATTCCTCCGGAAGCGCAGCTTATAAACGCAATTATCGAGGCGGGGCTTGAGGCTCCGTCTGAAATTCATATTGACGGAAGGATACATAGATTTTCAGGAGACGGTAAACGAGAAAAGGCGGCATGGTATATTGCCTATCCTGATGGTGTCCCCGCCGGTGCTTACGGCAACTGGAAAACGGGTTTTACTGAGAAATGGTGCGCCAATATCGGGCGAGAATTATCCTTTTCCGAGCGCATGCAACGTGATAAACGATATGCCGAGGCTAAAGCAATACGCGAAGCGGAACGGGCAAAACTAGCCGAAAGCGTAGCGGAAACAGCTAGCGTTATATGGAATAACTGCCCAGACGCACCCAACGACCACCCATATCTTATAAAGAAAGGAGTCAAGCCGCACGGCGCGAAGGTGACAGGTGATGGTCGCTTGGTGCTTCCGCTCTACGATGCTGACGGCAAGCTGATAACCCTTCAGTATATCGATCAAAAGGGAGTCAAGCGTTATCACGATGGAGGACCCACCGGCGGCAGATATTGGGTATTAGGCAAGGTCAATAAGACGATCTACCTAGCTGAAGGCTTCGCAACCGGAGCCTCAATTCATGAGGCAACAGGTGATGCCGTCTACCTTGCCTACTCTGCCGGAAACCTTATTAATGTAGCAGGGATTATCCGGGAGAAATACGGACCCACCGCAGATGTTGTTATCGTAGCAGATAACGATGAGAGCGGAACAGGTCAGAAAGCCGCGTCTGAAACTGCCCAAAGATGGGGAATGCGGGTTGTTATACCTCCGATAATCGGTGATGCAAATGACTATGTTCAAAGTGGTCACGACCTTTTAGCACTGTTAAAGCCGAAGCTGTCAAGCGACTGGCTGATATCTGCCGATGCCTTCTCAAGTAAGCCCCAACCTATTAACTGGCTAATTAAGAAGTGGGTACAGAGTAACGCTCTACTAATGGTACACGGTCCTTCTGGAGGAGGAAAAACTTTTGTAGTTTTGGACTGGTGCCTACGGATCGCGTCAGATATAGTCAAGTGGAGCGGTCAGCCCGTTAAATCCGGTAACGTGGTTTACCTTGCAGGAGAAGGACATTGGGGCTTAAAAGCACGTATTGCCGCATGGAAACACTATCACCAGATCCACAAAACTAATATGTGGCTGTCAAAATGCGGCTGTGAGCTTAATACACCGTCAGGCTATCAAATGGTAGTTGACCATGTTAGGAGCCTACCTGTCCGCCCTGATCTTATTGTTGTTGATACCCTCCACCGCTTTCTATCAGGTGATGAAAACTCATCACAGGATGCCGGGACAATGCTTAACGCCTGTAACGGACTGATGGCGGAGTTTGAGTGCTCTGTTCTGCTTGTCCATCACACAGGAGTCAGCGATGAGGCAAAGTACCGAGGACGCGGATCTTCAGCATGGCGGGGCGCACTCGATGTTGAGATATCGGTTATTAAAGACAAAAACAGCTCAACTATCACACTTCAGCAAATAAAACAAAAAGACTCTGAATTGTCCGAACCTATATATCTGGATCTCCAAAGCGTAGCTATTCCGGGATGGATCGATGAAGACGGCGAGCAGGTCACAAGCGCGGTAGTTGTTGAATCCTCCGAGCCTGTCAAAACAAAGAAGGACAGTAAGGTCGCCGGGTTTATGAAGATGTTCCAAAGGGCATGGTTCGCATCAGGAGAGGAGATGTCAGACGATCACAAGCCTTTTGTATCCCGGCAGGCGATGCTTGATTTCCTTATCCAAAATGACGGAAACACGGAAGAAAATGCAAAACAAATGGTCAAGCCGGGTAAAGCCAACAGGTTCATCGGGTACTTAATTAACAGTGAAATTATCGAACCTAAAGGCTCTGGATGGCAAGTTATTGATAACAACCTGATAAGCACAATGTTAATTCAGAGTAAACAAAAATTGTAAAATTGTAGTACAATTAGGGGACAAACGCACTTTTTTCACAAATGGTATTTTGTCCCCTCGAATGGCACTTAGGGGACAAAAGGGGACAAGGGCACAAAAATTTTTGTCCCCTCGAAAAAGTTAGTAATAGCAACAATCGCCAGACCGAGGGGACAAAAGGGGACAAGAGGGGACAAAAAAGGGGGGCAAGGCGAAAAGTGAGGGGACAAACATATACCCCCCTCTTTAGAGGGGGTATATTGTCCCCTACTTCGAGCGGGCTTGAAATTTGTAAACAAAAAAGGAGGAAAACACATGACAGCAATCAGAAAAATTCTCAAAGGTAAAGCCGAGACAGTTGGCGACCTTCATGAAAAAATCGGCGGCAATCGTGGGTATCTTTATGAGGTCTGCTCCGGGATTAGACGAGCAACTGCTCCGATGAGAGAAAAAATAGCCGGCGCACTTGATTTACCGGAAGCTGCGCTTTTCGATGAGCGAGGCATGGCGAGGCTTGAAGAAGATGAAGATAAAAAAATAATACCACTTCGTACAGAAGAAGATGAAAAATTTTACTGTGACTTAGCAACGCACATTTTAAAGAACAAGGGGCGTATGAAACACCTCACGATAGACTATCGTATCAGTGGAGTAGACTTGACTGTCACATTTATGGTGGCAGATTATAAGAAATTCAGACAAATTGAGGAAGACGCGATTATGAGCAGCATAAAGATCGGAGGCAGCGAATGACCTGTACTCTTTGCAAAAAAGAAATCTGCTGAGGCGATCCATCATACGAAGTCGTGGACTTCTACACACGGGAAGACGCTGGCGTTGTCTGCACTGAATGCGCGGAAACGTTAGAGAGGAAGGAGGATTATGACTAATGGATAAAGAAAAAGACCAAGAAAAAACCTGTAAGACCTGTAAACACCTCCGCATTAAGGACTATGTTATCGGTATCTGCCTTCGCACGTGTGAGATAAAACAGCCTTGCAACTCGTGCGAAAAGTGGGAGGAGCAGGAGGAGAGGGATTTTTATGCTTGTTAAAGGAGGGTACAAAACATTGCAGAACGGGAGATGCGCCTTTGATGAATAATATGGCCGACATCTGCCGCGAGTGTGAACTGGCAAGCAGAAACAGAGAGTTGGAACGCAGATTATCTGAGATGGCGATTGAGGTAGTTGGGTTGATGGAGGAGAACAGGGTGTTGAAGTTGAGGTTGAAGAAGGAGGAATCGGAATGAGTCCAGAAGTAATCAATTCCGTAATAGATAATCTTGCAATTAAACTGGCGGTACCAGCGGCTAAGTTGATGGAAGTATTGCCGAGGATCGGGTATAAGACCGTTGCCCCCATCGTCATATTGGCCGTAGCATTTGGGTTAGGGATATGTCTTATGGTCCTTGGGATTTATTTAATGGCACGTTTTAATGATGACTACTGGGCGAACATTATG